CCGGTTTCTCTGTCCATGTTGACTGAAAACTTGGTCAGAAAGGAAAATGTGCTTAATGTGTAATCACACACGACCGCAAATCACTGCGGCTGGGCAGGCACCTATCTCGGCTTGGGAGCCGGGATGGTGGCCTTGCCCGTTGGAGGGTTCCTCCATGCGGTGGCCAGGGTCTGTCGGTTGGGTCCATGTTGGATGCCGCCGACAACTGGTGGCGCCGGATTGTCTGCGCCCTTGACGACCTGTATTGCAACAGGCCTAGTGTCTCTGGCTGCCTGCATAAGGTCCCTGGATGGTCTTCCCATCAAGTCCGTCGGTGGCTTTGGAGCGCCGCCGACTTTCCCGGGCTTGCTGGGTGCTTTTGCGCTAGAGTTGGTCTTTCCGTGTCCGTTCGTTTGGTTTATCCATAGTGCCGTCAGGTCAGAGCCCACTTGCGGCAGAAATCCTGCTTGCTGCAGGTTCATATCCGGCAGGTGGACTTCGCCCCTTGGCCTCGCACGACCATAGGAGCCGCCTATCTGCGTTTGGATCATCGGGACGTCAACGCCAGTGCCGCTCACAAGGGCGGAAAGAGGCACGCCCGAGGCTGAGGCCAGCTTTTGCAGGCCTACGAGTCGTGCCTCGAGCTGCTTTTCGGTGTTCTTCGCGTTGATGTTGACCGATGCCTTCGCAGCCATGATCCCAAGTGCGGCGTCCCGTGCCTGCATGTCCTTGTCGTGGTCTTGATCGCTACGTTGCATGTCCTTTTGCTGGGCAAGCAACTTGTCGGTTGTCATCTCCTGTAGTTGAAGAGCCTTGATGTTGGTGAGCTCCTGTGACTTGATCTGCTTCTCCGCGGCAACAAACTGCAGCGCGCTGCCAATGATGCTGGCAGCAACGCCACCAGCTGCTCCGAGAGCAGAGCCGGCACCGCCACCACCGCCTGAGGCGCCAAGCGCCTCGGCCGCAATGGCGCCGCTCTGGACCTCGAAGCCATGAACTTGGGCGAATGTGATGCCCTCATCTCTCTTGGCCGCGCTTTGGTGTTGGTAGAAGGCGCTAGTCTGGTACATGTTGTTGGCCGTTATCTTGACGTAAGTGACAGGCGTCTGAGCTGGAGCAAAGCCACCGAACTCCCAGTACACAGTGTTGAGCACTAGTTGGACAGTGGTGGGGCCACCAGCGGAAGCCATCCAGCCGTCAGGGTGGAGTTTGACGGTCCGGACTATGCCATTGGTGAGCTTGTCCTTGGCAATGAGTAGGGCAACTGAGTCGGCAGGAATGTTCAGGTTGGCGAGTATCTGCTTGACTCCCATGGACTGGCCGCCTTCAAGCGGGACACCGCCCCAGCTGCTTTGGAACGTGACTATGCCTTCCCCGGGCTGCGTGTAACGCACGCCAGTTGCATAGACGAATGGCTTGAGGTTGGCGTTGCCATTGACCAGGAAAGTGATCGGGCCCCCAAGAGTGGACGGGACCTTGTTCAGAGTTCCAGAGTACTGGGCTTTGTCGCCTCCGAAGTCCATGTACTGTGCCAGTTCGGTGTAGCAGTCCGGCCAGCACGTGTTGTACTGCGTGCACGGGGTACCGGAGCCGTCGAAAACGTTGCCTTGCATGGCTGTCTGATTCAGGCTGTAGCTACCACGCTGGCCGGCGGTGCCGTTCCAGGTCCTACCGTCCGAGCCGACTATGTTGCCAAGGAATGTGTTGCGTATGAGCACCTCGTTGGAGTAGATGTTCATCAAGCCACAGTCACGTCCTGGGCGTGTTGTTACGCCCCCGGCAGCCAAATCGTAGGTCTGGACCTGGTTGAACTGCTTCGGTGCCAGCAGCTTGAAGAACTGGTGCATGCTTGCCGTGCGTACCTCAATACGCACGAGATCAGTGCCGTTGGAGCCAAGTGTGATGGGCTGCTCAAGCATGATGATAAGCTTGGAGCCGATAGCACCGTCACCGACTCTGTGGGCCTTCATCATGTTTATGTCGGGCAGCATGGTGACCAGGTCAGGCTCCGCAATGGAGGCGGCAAGATTTATCGTGATCGGGTTGAAGTCAGAGGTCTGCTGGATGGATATTATCTTGGACACATCATATTCAGGAGGCACAGTGCAGAGCCGTATCTTGCCAGAGACCAGCGGGGCGGACACCACCGTGAGCTTCACGGCGGTGGCGCCCTGCCAGAACATGGCAAACATGGCCATGAACCAGCCCCAGAAAGTATTCTCGGGCTTGTTTTCGATGACCATGAGCTTGCTGTTGACGGCGGTCCTAGTCGTGATGTCGAAGGTGTACCTGCCCAGTGACTCACGGAACTCCCGCATCCCGGGCGGGAACGGGATCTCCTCATATCCAAGGCCAGAGCCAAGGTCTATGGTTGCAGAGTCAGAGCCAGGAAGGACAGGACCAGCGGCCTCATTCGGGTCATTGACTTGAGCAGAGGAAGCGCCAGACTCAACATGGTAGCCAGACACAGATAGGACAATGCTGGGCAGCCACTTGGCTTGGGCTGTCATCACTCTCTTGTACAGGACCTGATAGTACGCCTGTTCTGCCTCTGTCTTTGTTGCATAGTCCACTCCACGGATGGCATCCATGTTTAAGATCGACCACACGCTGTCCCGGAAGACGGGGTGTGCCTTTGGGTATTCTACGAGAGGATCACGGGCTGCCCAGTGGATGTAGTTGCCAGCTGCGATCTCCGAGCGCTTACGAGCCTTCGCCCAGATGTAGACTGCCAAGCTGTGCGTTAGCTCGCTGACCAGATTGGGGTGGGAGCCGCACCAGCCAACAGTTTCGTCGAGCACCCGGGCATGGAGCTCCTTGCAGTACGCCTGGTTTGCCATGCGCTTGGTTGCAAAGCGCTGACCTTTGCCAAGAGGTCCCTTTGCAAGCCAGCCCTCTTCCGTTTGGTAGAAGCGTGCCTCGGGGTACTTGATACTGGGCTCACGGACTGCCCAGCCGACGTAGTTGCCGTTGTCCACTGCCAAGACCTGATGGAGAATCTCCTTCTGGCGCATCCTCTCCATGTCGGTGATAGCATCTCCGCGAGCGTTCGGCTCTCCGCAGGGGTTCATTTGGTATGCTGACATTTCATAGGCAGTAGAAAACATAGATTCGGCCGTAAAGCCGACGTCTATAGTGCTTTCAGCAGGCATGTTATGCGTGTCCTGCTCACGGTGCCTCTCGGCCAGGTAGGCTGACAGGCATTCGTCATACGTGTAAGGGACGAAAGGCTCAAGATCAGAGCTGACCTTGTGACTGGTGTGGTACTGCCGCATCGCAGCAACCACAGTGTTGAAAAAGTCACGTCCATTCAGACACGCCTCGAATTGGATCATGTGCACCATGCCCGGCCAGTCCTCCTTGGGTATAGGGTAGACAGCGTTGGGCTTCTCCTGAAACAGCAGGGCACCGTTCGCACCGCCAGTTCTCCGCGGCCCCTTGTGGTATTCAAGCTGCTTTATGATGCTATGCTTGTCCAGCGCGGCATGGAAGACTCCGTTGTTTTGGATGTCGACGAAACTGCGCTTGATGAAGACAAGGTCGCCGAAGTGCTTGTCATACACCTCACCCGTCTTGTTTCCTGGCGTTGGTTTCAGACCGTAGCTTCTAAGCCGCGCGGCGATTGCCTGAGGAGGACATGCAGCATACAGGTTGTCATCCATACCCATGATTGAGTCGTCTCCGTACACATATATTGTGCACTCCTGCATGATGCTGCGTATATCCCATCCGGACACCTCCTGCATAGCCATGGTTAGGACGATGAGCTGTGCCATTGAGTTGCTCCTATCTGTGTCAGGCCTGCCCGAGGCCTGGCCGCGCGGCAGGGTGATGATCTGCCGGCCCAGCTGCGCATGGATGCGGGTCATCGACCTGGCAAGGTTCGTGCGAATGGCGCAATGCGTGGTGTCAGGATCCTTCTCATTGGCGAGGTCGGCAAAGATCAAGGCTGCCGCCTCTATGAATGTTGATTCAAGGCTGGTGTCCCAGCCGCTGAAATCCATGTCAAAGTAGTGCTGGCGCCTCTTTATGTCGGAAGCAACACGGCTCATGATCCTACTGTTGGGGTTGATGCCAACGCAGATCGGATGTTTGCCGACCTCCTCATCCAGGGCGGCATACATGGCCTTGTTGAATTCGTTGCTGATCAGCACGATGTCAGTTGGGCTCCCGAGGATGAGCCGCGTTTTCTCCAGAGCCTTCGCCTCCTTGAGAAGCTCGTCCTTGCCGTTGGCTGTGTAGACGACCTCTATGGGCCCTTTCTTCAACTGGTCACGCCTATACCGTGTGTACTCCAAGAGCATGCGGGCCTGCTCTGTGTCCCTCCATGTGGTGCCTTCCTTCTCATCCGTCTCCATGCAGTCGGCTCTGGTAAACGACTTTCTTCCATCCACCTTGATGTTAAACGGGTAGCCAATGCCCCCTTCCACGTGCACGTGCCTTACGGCCTGCTCAAGCGTGGTGGGCTTGCAATCATGTCCGGCAAGGATCTCGGAGTAGAACTGCCGCCAGTAGTCAACCGTAGTTGCCAAGAGTTCCTCAGGCCAAGCAGCTGTGCGCTTGGCGCAGTACTTGTTCAACTCTATAGTGAGGACCTCTACTGCCGACATTGGGCCACGCCTGGTATCGGTGCCGCCGAGAACTGCAGGGACCATGCCGCTCTTCCTCTTGAACATGCCCGTTCGCCAGAGACAACTGCTGGCATTGTGAAAGTAGCAGTTTGGAGCCGTGCGGACCGTTGCACTGGGCAGGCTGGTTGAATAAACATGCCGTGATTCTGTCTTGAATCCCTCCTTGGGCATGAGTCCAGAGTGTAGCATCTGTGCCATCTTCTCCTCACCCTTGGCGCCAGCATGGATGCCGGCGATGCGCCAGACACCTGAGTGCAGGAGCACAATGGGAGAGCCACATGTACCGACGGCTGTGTCTGTGAGGTTGGCCATGGTGCTGAGGCTCTTTATCGCAGGCTTGGCTGCCAGGACAAATGCGATGCCGCGGGTTGCCCATTTCTTTCCATCAGGATCAGTCATCTCGCTAGTGACGAACCGAGCCTGTGCCACTTTGGCTGCGGCAGGTATGTTGCCCTCCTTGGTGACAAGGACGGCCATGCCGCTGACTAGGTCCTCAGCCTGTTTAGCGTCCAGCACAAGGGCCGAGATGTCAACGGCCTTGCTAGGTTCGATGGTGACAAATGCGAGGTCGTGCTCCGCCGTTGCCATGTACTTTCTCCTGATGGGGTATTCCCGGCCGTTATGGCAAACAACCGACGCCTTGGCGGCAGCATGCCTGTTGATTACAGCCTGGCCATCCTTCAATATGACACCTCTGGTGAAGATGATGCCTTTGTCGTCCTTGACGGTGACAATCTGCTTGACTATATCAGCTAAGTTCCGCTCACCGGCCTCGGCCTCAAAGAAGTTGTCTGGCAGCCTCTGGGTGTAATCGCCGTAGTGTGACTTCCACTCTATGGGCTGGAGGGCCGTGGTGTCCAGTGGCTCGGTATCATAGCCAACGGTGCCCTTGCGGAACACCGTCACGCCCGTACTATAGTCCTCATCACTGAGGGCGGCGGTCACGGTTTGCTTGATGCCCTTGCCTCCGCCTCTGGAACGGATCTTAAGTGCGTCGGCCATACTGGTATAGGTGGTAACGAGTTTGCCAGCTCTTTTGTCGGCCTTGGCGGTCTTTGCCAGGTCGACGGCCCTAGGGTCGTACTCAGCGTATTTGAGCACCTTGGCGAGGGGCTTCCCGCTGGCGTCTCGAGCCGTGGCATCCCAGGCCTCATGCATGAGGGGGGCATTCAGCTTAGCGTCGCCTCCATATTTCTTCGTGATGTAAGACACGACGTCATCATACTGCTGTGGTGTCATTTGGATGTGCGGCATGGTGCCCGCCTTCAGCTTCCTGGCTCCAGCCTGGGCCTCGTAGGTGACCTTTATGACGTTTTCACCTTCCTGCCTGGACGCTGACACAGAGAGCACCTTGGGCACGCCCCTGAGTTCCCGCTTGTCGCGGTAGTTCTTAATCACAAGGCCGACGCCGATGGCGCTGAATGCAAACGTGGCCGCACCCATTGCGGCATTGACTACCTTCAGCCATTTGCTCGGTGTCTTCTTCAACACGTGCTGTGCTTTGACAAATGTTGCACCAAGTTGCTTGACGTCAAGCTTCTTTAGCGCATTGATGCCGGCCAACAGGGGCTCGCAGTTTGGATCATCGCTGACGAATTGATCATTTACAAGCCTGATAGTGGACTTCGTTGTGACAAGCTTGTACAGGCAGGGGCTGCCATCTATAACGCAGAGCAGCAGCTTATCTTTGCCAGCCTTGACGGTGACGAGGAGCGATTCGGTGCCCAACTGGCCAGTTTTCAGGATGTACATCAGGCACTCCTCAAGAGTGCAGGAACTTAGGGCACTGACTCGCTCAGCCACCGCATTGGCCACCTTCTTCAGCTGGTCGGACAGTCCGCCATTCTTCGCGACGGAGGCCATGATTTTAAGGCCGTCAGCGATGGTCATCTCCTTGGTCAATGCCGGTAGGTCGAATGGCAAGGCCACAGCCGCCTGCATGGCTGCTATGGTGTCAGCGTCGTTGGTGTTGAGGCTTGGTATGTAGTCTGAGACGATGTTCGGCTTGGCGGCAACTCCTTCCACGTACGTGTGTACCTCACTGAGGTTCACGTCCATGCCCTGATGGTTCACGCGGACTATGACGTCCCTGTCCTTGGCACTTATCATGTCCGTGAAGTTGTAATATCCCAGCCATGTCTTCTTCTTGAAGGCGAACCGGATGATATGGAGACGGCTCTCAATGGCCTCCCTGTCCTCACCAGTGCGCCTGAGCCAGGCAGTAAATTTCTCATCCCATTGGCTGGAGTTGCAGGCGGCCACTACCACGCGGCCATCGTCCCTGTTCTTGAGAAAATCGTCCATTCTTGAGTCCTCAGTGGTGACTTCATCAATGCACTGCAACTTGGACAGTAGCTTCAGAACGCTGCTCTTTCCACAGCCCGGAGGCCCTACCAGCAGGATGAATCTGCATCGGGCGCCTGCTTGAGTCAGCACGCCCGTTATCCTCGTCGGATTGCCCTCGTAGGCCTGCTTGTACTCGATGGGCATCTTTTGCAGGAAGTCCTCCCAGTTGGTATCAATCTTCCGACGCAGCACGTTGAGAACGTCATTATAGCTCGTCTGGATCTTCACATTGCCAATGCCAGGAATGGCACTGGCACCATCCGTGCCGGATGCACCAGGCGCGAGCCAGGACATCTTTGTCTCGGCCCAGACCTCCAGTGGCACTGTCTTGTCGTCCATATGAAGCTGGTGGGCCAGCTCGTTCTCAACGAGGAGGACCTGGCCGAATCTACGGGCCATGGCCCCCTCGCAGACGCCTCCCAGCATTTCCCTGGTGAACGGGTTGTCATTGTTGGTGGTGACGAAGACGACTTGTGAGTTGAAGGTCATCTTCTTGGACTCAATCATGTCGGCATCGAGTGGGTATATGGCAGAGTCAACCATGCGCTGCAGCCTGGCCCACTCACGGGCATCAGGGTTGTTGAAGGCATCCTGCATGCTGACGGTGAACTGGTTGTTGTAGCCGTCCCATTTCCTCTCCTCAGTCGGCACTTCAAACCTGCTGTCACCAGACAGGCCATATTCCTTGCAGAGTG